CCATGTATTCTTTTTCCTAATGTTAATTATTTATCACATCAAACGATAAATAAAAGCGAAAGTGATAATACTAAATTATTAACTTCGGGCACCCGAGAGTAAATATAGTTTACAATAACATATACAATGCCCCATAATGAGTTTTTTAAGAAGCTTAGCGATAGTCACCCGTTCATAACAGTTTGTTCCTATGCCAATCAGGATTATGTGGGCATCGTTCAAAATAGAGATGATGCTGTTACTACTATTTACGACTATGGAGCCATAGTCGATATAACTATTAAGGGTAAATTCTTAGAATTGGGTGATATATGGTGGTGGGAGAGCAATAGATTAATACCAATCAATCTCTTCCTGAAAGAAGATTGGGCTATTTTTAAACCATATTTGCGTACATTTACAAATAAAAGCCTAATAATAGTTCACGGACCAGTTTGCAGTATGAATGAACTACATAAACGCCGTAGCAAACGCCGTAGCATCACATTAGTAAAACGTATGCCTTAGTCCTTGCTTTGTTCTTCTAAAATATTCATATGGACAACCACTAACTGTGCGTAGGCACAAGAATGCGAACGCTTGAATACATAGCCGTCTGATCCTTTATCCCATACAGTTTTACTAATCTCACTCCAAGGTTTACCAATTAGATGTTTTTTACCAGGTCTGATTACTGCTAGAAACATAGCGAGGCGCGGGATGCTATCGATAGGTTCTGGCATCTTCTGCAAATTGTAATACTGATTGTTCAAATGAATCAGCTTTTCAACAAATGAACTATTCCTAAGTTTATTCCAATTTGGTTCACACATCAAATTAATTAGATGAGCCTCGTCCCTAACGTGAGTATAAACGTGAACATTGAGCAAGTCTAACTTAAAATAACCGCGCTCTTCCGCATCAGAATAGTCAATTGAAGCCATATCATTGACAGGATCATATGGTATATCAGTCACGTATATACCAGTAGCGTGTTTCCTGATCGGAGAAACTTTACGCATAGCTGCGGGAACAAACTCTATGTGGTTGAGTAACTCTTCCCTTGAGCCAAAATCAATATCAATATCACCTGATTTAAGTATCACGGTGTCACCATCCCTGCTTTGATCAGCTTGGCGTAGGCTCGCTGAACAGTTAATGCTTGATGTTCTGCGTCAGCCGCCGCGGTGTGCTTGGTAACGTGTCCACCGTCTTTTAGTTTGACACCGGTGACCTCAAACAATGTCCGAGTGTCTCGCACCATATAAAAGGGCCAGGGAATCTTCATATCAAGTTGTCGCCAAGCACTTTCCATTGCCACACAATCAAACCCTGCACCGTTGCTCCATACTGCTCGCCGATTCCAGCAAAATTTGTACAGCTTTTCCATACATACTTGAAATGACTCTCTACCATTATCACCCATAGCTTCTTCCATGGCTGCGGCGCTTTGATTACCCCACCACCTGATGGTATCTTCATTGATTACACGATTATAAACATCGGTTTGTTCATCAATAGTAGGGCGCAATTCCAATCTATCTACCACTCCCATTCCTTTGGGATTAAACGATACCGCACCAATCGTTAATATCACACAGTTTGGTGATGTGTCTAAACTTTCAATATCTAGCATTACATCTAATGACATCTTATTCCTTTTAAAATTTATCACTTACCCCCATTTTAATAAAAAGAGTAAGTATTTCTTCTCGTCAATTATACAGTATCTAGTAACATTGTCAACATATTTCAACTCGATTCCGTATATTTCTGCTAAATGAGATTTGAATACATTTGGTCCACAATGGGCATACAATTCTTTAAACTCTTTTCTCACTAGTGTAAGCTCAGTCCACTCTATCTTAGAGGAATTCATTATGACCACCTCAACACAAATCTTACATAATCCCGTTCATACCTAAACTTAACGTAGATAGTTTCATAATCTATTTTCCATCTAGCGTGCCGCTCATACTTTTCAATCGACTCTGTTATCCAGTTAACTATCTCGTCATATCGATCCATGTAGGTACTTACTTGATCAAAATGATTAGGTAGATGGCAGGTATGCCAGCCTAAATTGCCATCGTCATTCCAGTGCCATGTAATGGGCTGATCAGTCATACTCAATAGCCGGCCGCGACCAACAATTCCTTTACTTGCGGCACTATTTTAATATCTCGTATAAACTTAATGGCCCATAGTTCAGGATTGATATAGTCGATGATCATTTTAACCTGAGTTTCGTCTAACTCATCTAAAAATTTAGTACCACTTGCACTTTGATATAGCATCCATGGACTAATCTTACCGGTTGTGACGGCGTAACAGAGTTTATTCTTATTGGCATATCGTAAAATATCACGATTCAATACCCGTTCTGTTTCTGCTAGTGTGATAGTAGTTTCAATACTACGAGCAATTGCGTCTAGCGGGTCTTCTTCGCGAAGGTATTCTGTAAGAAATTTGTTATATGAACTATCACTATTCCAAGCATCAACTTTAACCTGGTTCTTCAACAACCAATCTACAAACCTATTGATATTCAGCGCATTAATATCAACACAATAAGTCCCAAACTTTACAAAGGCGGTGTAATATGCACTCTTAATGAATTCTTCGTATGTTCGATTTTTCTTGCTGGTACTATTTTTTACATAAAACTGCAACCAAGCTTGAAATCCGATCCGGTTACCACGCCTATCCTTCTCTAGCCAACGATGTTTATATTCACATATATGTTTTAATACAGTTGATTCACGTAGGAATTCACGTTTGCAAAATTCACAACCGTACTTGATAACACTATCCGTTTCCTCTATCTTTTTCATATTCTTCAATATCATCATCAGTTATTATTTGGTTAAGGGTTTCAATGTCGGATATTTTGAGATTTGGAAACAAATTACTCAAATGTATTTTACGCTTTTGCTCAATTACAAATGTCTTAGCAATCTCAGTTAAGGTTTCGCTATCTGCTTTAGGGTAAATCTTTGCATAGTAGTCTTTAACTTCCTTAGCCTTTGCAGGTGTTTTAAGTTTACTGACACTTGCGCTTATGTTTGGGATCCATTGATGAAATTGCTTGCCCAAGCCCGGACTAGCTGCACATAACATTAGCCATTGAAGCTTGGGATGTTTTTGTACGTTTTCATTGAATAGATATTTATTAGCGTGATACTCAGTGCTTTGCAAATAATATCCCTGGAGATCCTTATTACCTTTGATTGCGCTCATCCAATGCACCATCATAAAGGGCACAAATTTTCGCTGCTGATCTTCAGTTAATCGGTCAAACCAAGCATAATCTTTTTTATCTAACGCGGTCAAGGCTGCAAACAAATCAAAATCTTGTTTCTCAAACTTCTCATCTTCTGCTAGTTTTGTTGCCATTATATACTTACCACGCTAACGAATAATCTACGATCTCACAGTTTCTGCTAACTTCTTTTACGAAATAAACGCACATTGGTTTAACTGAGTCTTGAATTGGTACGCAAAGAAATTGTCCATTCTTAAGCCTCGGGGCATACCAAGTTACATCATGGTATATGTCAATAATTTCAATGGGTTGAAATGTAGGGGAGAATGATGATAATGGATTGAATTCAAACGCATTGAATCCACGATCATTGATACTAGTTAGTGGCAATGTTTCTAGATCGCCGTGTTCCTTTTCACCAATCAAAATCTGCCAATCAACAGGCATTTTTATAACGTGTTCACCTATGCGTAATACCAATGCCGGAGAGCTGAATGATTCTAGGAATATTAGAGGGATATAATGATAATCAACAGCGGTGGGGTTTGAGTTATCTAGGATAGCAAACCTAAAATCATCCACTTCTTCGGGGAGATTTTCTAGGTTATATTTTATGTTGTCTAAAAGAAGTATGTTCATTGTTAAATTATATCGGTTTGTTTATGGGATGTCAATCTATTCGGGTTTAACTTACATTTATCACTTATATTGTAATTTATCCACTGAAAAGGGATAATTGGCTTCTTTATAAAATTCTTTTCGCTTTGTCAAATGACGTTTGGCGAACTTGCAGCTGGAAGTTATATCGTATATTTCCACGTGGTCTTTATCTTCTGCTTTTCTAATGCCACGACCGATACTTTGAATAACCCTTACAAATGATTTGCCAGGCTCGATCAGTACCACATTAAATATTCGAGGGATGTTGATGCCTACCGCTGCCACTCCATATGTTGCGACTAACACCAAGCCTGAGTTTACGGATACCTTGTCATACTCTTCCTGCCTGACTTGTGCCTTGGTATCTCCACTGATGAAGACTGCTCCGGGGATCCTACTAACGATTTCCTTACCCGCATTAACTCTATCAACTAGAACTAATGTATTGCCACTAGCCTTTAGTGATTGAATTTGCTTGGCAATGACATCCAATCGTGATGCATCTTCAAGCAAATGCTTTAACTCACTTTGGTAGTTTGAAAATTCCAATCCATCTTGTAATTGAATAATATTCACGTGGCATTGAGCAAGCACACCTTGTTCCTGTAAAGTACTAGCTGACAGTTTGTTAATCACTGGCCCCAAACTGACAAACAATGCCTGACTTTCAAGCTTTGCTTTTGGGATAGTACCAGTCAGTCCCCATCTAATCGGGATATGACTCATTACCCCTGTCAACAGTGTTTTCAAGGCATCAGCTTTTGCTTGGTGACAATTAGATACCACCGCGCCTTCTACAATATAATTGTGATCATCTTGTATATGTAAATTATACACGGTGTTGGGTTTTTGTATTTCAGTTTTTTTTACTAGTTTCATATAATTGTTTTATCTTTCGCTGTGTGTTGTTATCAAATCTAGAGTACTCTACCGGTTCATCAAATGAGGTTAAAAATTCCCTTGTTGCTATTATTACAGAATAATTATTACCCTTCGCCCAGTTTTCCAAAGAATTAAGTTTGGCCGCAAAGACTAGTCCGGAGCACAATTCTTCGGGCTTCACCTCAGTAACTACTTTATTAATGTGGTCAACAAAATCAACGATATATATTTTTGTGACGTTACCGATATCATATTCTATCCTCAAGGACTCGTACTCTGCTGTGGGGTGGTTGAATTGGTACAATGCTTCCCAACTTGATCTAAATTTTAGATCATCTAATGATGATTCCCAATGAGTATTTCTATTATTGGAATTTGGTGTAAATTTTCCTGAAATAATTAAGTCCTTCATTAAGCGCGACCTCTTCTCTTTTTCAGTCGCTGGCATTTTTTTACCATACATGCCGTTCTTGGCACCTAGATTCTTCTCGCTTATTTTAGTCTTAGTTGAGTCCTTGCAAGGGTTATTATATGGATAATTACCCTTCATTCCTTTATTCCATGGTTTTCCGGTGTTCAACTGCTGTTTAATTTTTTCACCGTGTTTTTTCTGAACAGCTTTGCCGCCTATTGAAAACGATATGGCTTTGATATCTTTGTCAGATACATTCCCCGAGAGCAAGTCGTCTGTATTTTTTACCCAAGCATCAACAACTGTATTCATAATTCTGTTTATGAATCGGTTGCAGTCAGCACCAGTCAATACTTGCCCCGTATTGAGCACAGCACTAATAGCTGATAAATTAGTTACTCTGACTATCTGGTTATATGCACACAACCGATCATTAATCATTTCCATTTTTTTATTCGTCCTAGGATTCATTAAATACCTCTGCTTTAGTTAGATGTATTTATGTCTTATTGATTATTTTATGGTCATATGTTAATGAATCGGCTCGGCACCAACCTAGATTTGTCAAAAATTTATGATTGCCGGTAACTCTAACTACTGCGCCGGTATCAAACTCTAGTTCGTACATTTTTTCACTGTTCGATTTAGCTATATTTGTATGCTGCTTAGTAACAGTATCAATTTTGAATTCATTCGTATGTTCAGAATAATTTACAACCTTATCACCTGCTACGATGTCTTTAATAGGTACGTATCCGCCGGGCGTCAGTACCCGCATATCTCCTGCGAAACATTCATCCACTATGACACATACCACACCCTCCAAAAACTCGTCGATTGGAACTTCCGCTTCATCCGCTTTAGTATTCTTCAACATCACATTCAGGCTCTGCCAGGTGCAAATCGTATGCGTATGCCCGATTTCTTTTCTTCCACCGTAATACACCCCGACATTAAGGCCTAGATTGCGATAGTCCTTTTCTGTTTGCGTAACCAAGGATACATTAGGCACGATTACAATGCTACGACCATACCGTTCTATGCTAGCACTTAGAGCCGCAGTCATAATAGTTTTTCCGGCACCAGTAGCTATCTCCTGCAAACACTGCGGGTTACTTAAAAAGTTGTTGATTAGCTCAATTTGATAATCACGCAATACGATAGGTTCACCTGCAATGGGATGACCAATAGGCCAAGTTTTGTGCGTGAAGGTGTCTTCAGTTACTTGGGTGAACTCAAATGTAGTTGTATATTCTCTGGAATCTTCTAATGTAATATCGTACCCGGCGAGTTCAATTAGGGGTAGGATTTCAGGGAGTAAATTCATAAAGGTGCTACCACCTAAACTAAAATAACTTACCTTACCATTCCATCGCCCAAGACGGACACTTGGCAGATACCTCGCACCCGGCACCTCATATTCAAACATCTTCATCAATGTTTTTCTATCTGGCAAGTCTAGCCCAACCAGTTTTACATTCACTTCATCGGTGACAATTATTTTACATTCTTTCATTTGATCTCTATTGGTAGGGAGTTAGTTACTTTAATAATTTTCTTTGCGGAACTATGCTGATAGTCTCCGGGCGACACATTGATAAATGTCAATATGACAGGATATTTAAATTGGATGCTACTATCCGCTCTCTGCAAATCATTCCTAGAGATAGAGTACGGATGCTTAAAATTACGATAGAAGATACCCGCTGCAAGTAGCTTACTATGCATCTCTTTCTTATTTTGTAATTGCAGGGATCCTTGTCCCACAAAATAAACACAATCACATCCCAATTCAACCAGCCAATCAATCGCAACATCAAGGTTAGTAATATCTATCTCTGATAGGTAATTCGAGGCGAACACCAGCCTGCTATCATATTTAGTAACGGAGTGATCAATCGATACTCCATACTCCGATAGCAATGCCAGGGTTTTAACATCAGCAGCCAGTTGAATATGCGCTATTGCTTTATCCAAATAAACATTAGTAGCCGCAACAAGTAGCCGATCATTGACACGCACTAGAGTAGGTGTCCAACAAGTTACATTGGCATATGGCTGCAAACGAGCTATCAGTTCCGTGATTAGTGGGCAATAATTTACTACCGGATAATGCTTGGTTGCTCGGTTAACAATTAGCTTTAGAGCGTGGGTACTAAATGGGGCTTTATATAGTTTTAGTATTTTGTCCCAGATAAAGGGATTAACTTGATCCTGAGGACTGTTGTCAGAAATGAATTTCTTATTGAAGGGCGCTTTAAAAATTATAGTAGAATCTTGGATAGAAATAAAGGCGCCAGTCAACAATGGATCACTTGGTACAATGGGAGTAGTCCAAATCAATGTCTCAACAATGTCTGATGTTATCAGCCAGTTAGTTGCCAGTTGCCGTTTATATTTTACTATCATTTTTTCAACTAATGCTACTTGATTGCTAGTTAGCGGTTTATGTTGGGCTAACAAGTTTAACATATTTTGTATAAACCGTGAATCATACACACTAAGTGCAAGCCGTTGCATAAAATGCAACAAATGTTCCCGTGTAGTTAAATCCATATTCATATTATATCACACTTTCATATAATGCCGCATACAAAAGGAACAATCCCTCGGAGGGGATTGTTGAGGTCCTTGATAATAAAAGGGCCTCGGGCCCTTTTATTATCGCATACAAGTAGCTTGAGCCAGCGCGCGCCAGTTAGCACTAATCTTAGCCAAGTCCGCCACCTTCAAACACATACGCAACGACACTTCGCGCAATTTTGTGTGATTTTCCCAGATGAACGACATAATTTCATCAGATTGTTCCATTGAGAAATCATACTCGCTGAACAAGCCGCCATCGGCATCACGGTGGACCTGCTTGATGCGCAACATCTTATCACGCTCCGTGTTGATTGTCAGATCCAAAAAGTGACAACGAGATTGCAACGCATCCAAGTGAGCCTTGATTTTGTTTTGACGCCGATCATTGAAATTCATATTTGTAATGAAAATCACTGACCCATCAAAGTTGAAAGTATTTGGAATACCTTCTTCTCGCAGCAACCGCGAATCTTTATTCCACGAAATACGCCGAGTCTTGCCTGAATCAAGCGCACCCTTAAGAATGTTTAGTGCATCTTGATCTTCCCACACATCACAATCGTCAAACACTAGAACATTTTTACGGTCCGAATACTTATACAATGTAGCGAACAGTCCAATGCCTGAGATAGCGCCCTTGACAATTTCAAATCGCGGGCGCTTGCCTGCAATTTGATCAAACATACTAGCCTTTTGCATTTGGGTTGTAACACCGTATGATTTGCCGACACCCGGGGGGCCAGTCACAATCATTGCGCGAATGTCGCCGCTGATGCAAGCCATAGACATTTCGTCCAACACAGCAAACCGACTAGCAATACGATCCATAGCTTGGATCTCAGATTCATCCTCGACTACAACAGCTTGCGGCCCGGCCACAACCTCGTCGCCACTCAGATATTTAATATCTTCAATGCTATCCACTTTAACTTTGACTTCCGGGATAGCAATAGCAAACTGCCCGTCATTCTTAACTGTCACGTAATTTCCCTTTTTACCTGTTTGAAACCCCTTGACCAGAGTGAACACTCCGTCGATAACGGGTTGATTGCGATAAGTACCAGCAAGAATTTGAATAGTAGCCATTGATTTTTTCCCCGTGTATTAATTGTTTCAATACAAGTATTGTATCACATAACCCATTTATTGTCAATAAATTTCTTTTGACAAGTGAAACTTTTCTTTGGGATATTGTTCCTTGAATTCCGATGTAGAAATAAACTGATTCAAGTCAGCCATCTTAAAAAAGACCTTGTTCAGGACCGTTTTGTTGGTTGCCAGATCAGTAACTGATAGATAGCACGATTTCGCTTTGCCTGCCATTCGTATGTTCCTTTAGTGTGTAGCTATTATAGCACGGGTGCTATTTATTGTCAAGCCTTAAGAATGTCAGTGATTCTGGCGTGAATCAAGTCCATTTCGCTTTGTTCCATATAAAAATCCGTCGTAGGATCGTAATATTGGCCCTCGATGTTGTCATAATACAACACCCTACCCGAGAAGTTGAAGGGTCCTTCTAGGCCCTTGCGAGGGCCATACTTGGTACGCATCTCGTCCATTTGCTCTTTGCTTGCGACAATTTTGTAGCCCATCAACAACCCCTTTCAACTGAACAAGACTCTATTATATAGCCAAATCTATTTAATGTCAACCTATGCTGATGTCTTCCATACCCGCTGTCCTCAAGCGAACCACGTGCCCCAACATAAAGTTTTTACTTTCTAAACCCTTGAGAATTCCAAGGTATCTATTCCTAAGTAATGACACTTCATTGATGAGGGTTTCAAAATCAATTACTTCATCTTCACCGTCTACATATTTTTCAGCATCTCGGCTGGTCAATGCTCTATTGTATGCTTCTAAGTATTTTTGAAAATGCTTTCGGCGAATCTGTCGTAGCTTGATATTGAGAAAATTCAACACAGCTTCAATTTCTTGTAGCTGATTAAATCTATGTTCCGTGACGCCAGGCAAACCGGTAATATTTTTTTCAACATTACCATATATCCTTACTTCTTTTTTAGCAGAATCTAATTCCCCTTCATAGTGAGAAATAAAATCGGGTATTGCCAATAAGTCAGTTGATACTCGGTTGTACCAGGTCATGTATCACCATTCATCATCGTCCTCGTCATCATTTTCTTCCTCATACTCCTCACCCGAATCGTGTTGCTCTGCATAATATTGAAGCGCCTTGCTGATTTCTTTGTCACCTTTAAAAGCGTCTTTGATGTCAATCGCCTCATAATTATGCTCAATTAGCAAGTTGACCATGGTGTCAGCCGCATCTTTCCGATCATTAAAGTCAACGTGTGTCCTTAACGCATCCCATACTTCTACGATAAAATCCAAGCTCATTAAGATACTCCTTCAGCATCCGCATCTTCAACTACCGTGTTAGCAACTGTACGATTCTTCTGTTCGAATTCGCTCATCACTAGTTCAAAAATTGAATTTGCGTTTTTATTCCACTCTTTACGGAAGTATTTATGCACAACTCCATTTAAGTCGATGTATGAGTAACGATTACCTTCTTTAGCAATCATACCCTTCTTTTCCAACAAGTCAAAGAATCCGCTATACGGACTCATTCCTGTTGAGTAAGGAATATGAAGCTGAATATCTTCGAAGGGCTTTGCGTAACGGGTCTTCATAA